TTATTGGAAAAAATGGGAGAAGAGTGGCTTCAATTGTTCTACGATATCAACTTGTCTTTTCACGACATTGAACATGAATGTCATATAAAGTATGTTCAGGAAGATAGTAACACTTTGTTTACCCATCAAATAGATGGATTGACCAATATGGAAGATTACTTGAGACATGGCAAAAGTCAAATCTATTTAGAATACTGGAGTTTGGGCAGAGATGATTACAATGCATGGCAACATGGTGATACCGATGCCTTAATATCAAACTTTGGCAAATTACCATTTGCATTTGACATAACACTACAACGGCCATATACTAGTGAATATCCTATGGAATATGTTGATTGGATGAATAAACAAGGTAAAAAACCAATTGGTTCTTATTTGCCTATTGGTAACTTCAAAGGTTATAAGGATAGTGTTGGAGATTTATACAGTATATTCTTTAGGAACAGTAAACAAAAAATAATATTAGAATGTTAAACATATTAATCACAGGCGGAGAAGGCTTTATAGGAGGGCATCTTGTACGAAAACTAAAGGCATTAGAACATAGAGTAACTGTGGTAGACGATTTGTCAGGTGGAAAGAGCAAAGATGCCAAACACACTCCCATATATGCTATGCGAATACAAGATTATTTGACCAAATGCGAAGAAAAATTTGACATAATTTTCCATTTGGCCGCTACTCCACGCATGGGTTTTAGTTTCGATAAACCAAGAATAGTGCTGGACAACAACATTACCAGCACAATAGCAGTGGCAGATTATGCCTCTAAAGCAAACAGTTGGGTATTCTGGTCTAACTCAAGCATGGCGACCGCCATAAATGACGCTAAAATCAACCCTTATGTGCATTCTAAAAGCATATCTAAAGACATTTTAGAACTTTATTCTAAGCATTTTGGCCTCAATTATAGTATATTATCCTTCCATAATGTGTATGGACCAGAAGAAAAGATAGAAGGATCTTACACCACTTGCGTGGCAAAAATGCTGGATGATTATCAAAAACACAATCAAATCACAGTAACCGGTGATGGCACACAATCAAGACAGTTTACTCATGTTCATGATGTTGTTGATGCTACAATTTTGGCAATGAGAGATCAAAATCATGGCACAGACTATGTGATAAGTTCACCTGAACTGTACTCTGTAAATGATCTAGCAGATTGCTTTCCATGTGACAAAATATATACTGATGCAAGGCGAGGTGAAGTACATACAATACAACATCCATCAAATATATTAGGATTTAATCCCAAACACAATGTATTGAATTATATCAAAGAACAGTTATCTTAGGTCAGCATCTTCCATACCAGCAACCCTTAACTTAGTTACATTGGTAATTTGCCATTGCTTTTGATCTAGTGCTTTCAATATGCCTAGCCATCTGTTACGCATGAGTGCCCATTCATTTACTAGGGCCTCCATGTCACAAACTTCATCTTCGCCTTCAGCATACTTTTCAGCATCTCTTGAACTTAATGCTCTTGCATAGTTTTCCAGATATTTTTTGTAATGTTTTGTTTTTACACGTCTAAGTTGTATGTTGAGATGTTCTAGTACTGCTTCTAGTTCTTGCAGTTGATTCCATCTTTGCTCAACTATGCCAGGCATATTAGATGCGTGTTTTTCTAAATTGCCTTTAAGTCCACACTCACGTCTTGCAGAGTCGTACTCGGACTCAAAGTGTGCCAGAGCATCTGGAATTTTACTTAGACTTTTTGTAATTTCTGTGTACCAACTCATTCAAAATCTACTTCTTCAATATCTTTCTCTTCTTCATCAAACTCAAATATTTCTTCTATTGCATGATCCAACTCGTCATAGTTGCCCATACATTCTTTCAAGTCTGACTCTGATGCACCAAAATCCATTATAAGTTCTACAAATTTTGTAGCAACAATCGTTTTGTCTTTAGCAGAAAGATAATCAGAAAATAAATTCCAAGTTTCAATTATTTGTTCACTGTCCATCTTCATCAAGTTCCACTTCAGGTGTTACTTCGTCATGCATATTCCATTCTTGCATTATGATATCAAGTTTTTCGCCAGTCCATGCTTTACGATATTCTAACATTTCTTCACCTTTTGCGTTTATATATTTCAATCTGTTTCCTTGCTGATTAAGGATTCCCTTCTTTTCACAAAGATCAACAAGTCCACTATATGGATCCATACCAGTTTCGTAAGGAATTTTAACTTGTACACCTTCAAAAGGTTTAGCATATCTAGTTTTCATTACTTTACAACCTGCTCTGATCCCACGTACATCTGATACTTTGTTGCCGGATTCATCTTCTTTTAGTTTTAGTTTCTTCATTGCAACCACTATACTTGATGCGTACACAAATCCTTGTCCACCTGATATCTTATCATCTGGATCAAACATATCTTGCGATGCATAAGTGTGATTGGTACAAACCATACCAACATTATGACTTCCAAACATATTAACACTATTTCTTACAAGTGCCGTTAATGCTTTTGGTTTCCTACCCATATCACCTTTCATGTCTCCCTTGTCAAATTGATCAACATCTGTTGGTGTCAGTAACATACCAAGTGAGTCAATTACAAATAACACTTTTGGCTTGTCTGCGTCATCTAATGTTTTATAGTCTCCCATGAATGTAGAAATTGTTTTTGCAACATCATCTATCATGCTCATTGATAATTTTAACAGTTTACTTTCATCTGTATCTACACCCAATGCCTGTAACCACTTCTCATCAAGTGCATTTTCAGTGTCTATTAGCACAACAAAAATACCTTGTTGTTGTGCGTGTCTTACAATATTTCCAGAAGCAAAATAAGATTTACCTGCTCCTGATTCACCAGCAAACACCGTCACTTTACCCAAAGGGACTCCTTTGTGGAAGTCCCCTGAGATTAAGTAATTGAGTGCATAGTTGCCAGTACTGACCCAATCAGTTGGGTCATTAAATCCAACGCCAAGACCTGTTATACTTTTCGTTAAGTCTTTGCGGAATTTTGATACGTCAAATGGCTTTACCATGTCTTATCTCCTTATTACTGTGCTTGTTTACGTTCTCTGATCAACTTTAAAATATCTTCTGCTTTGGAAGATGCTTCAGTAGTTGGAACAGATTCTGTTTGTGCTGGTGCCGCCGGAGTTGCCTCTGGTTGGAATACCACTTCTGCTTGAGCAGGTTTTGGTTCAACCGGTGGAGTAACTGTTTCAGCAGTTGCCATCACTGTTTGCTTATTTGGATCACCAGTTGCTTGGCTCATTCCAGCCGGCTTATAGTAACTTCCAAATTTTTCTGCATCATATGATTCGCCATTAACACTTGCTTCAAACATTTCTTTCATAACTTTAAGTTCTACTTCTGAAGGTTTCTTTGGTAGAAAGTCATTTAAGTTGTATAAACCATTTGTGTTTATTGCGTTGTTCTGCGTCTCAGTCAATGCCGATTCTCTTCTACTCCATTTAGAAGTTGAGTAATCTGCATATCCACCTTTAGATGTTTTATTAATTCTAAAGTCTACACCTCTAATATAATCAGTTGGAAGATCTTCCATTTCAGGATCAAGTAATGCTCCTCTGATAATATTAAAAATTTGTGGACCAATTATAAAACGTCTAATTGGATTTTCCGGGGTAGTGCTTTCATTAAGTGGATCTTCATTCACAAATCCTTGAAATATGTATGAACGTTTTTTCCAATATTTTCTACCCATGTCTTCAAGACTTTTATCTTTAAACCATGGACGCACTTCTGCTAAGATTGGACATGGATCTCCCCACATCTCAACACAAGGAACTTGTACCATTGTGTTTGTGCTACCTGCTTCGCCTTTAATTCCAGCGAATGGTAATTTAATCATAGCACGTTCTACCCAAAAGAATGTGTTGTTTTCATCCTTGTCTGGTAAAAACCTAAGTACTGCTTCAGTACCTTCGGGCATATTCCAATGTGGGTAAATTGCGTTATCTCCAGTGTATTGTCCACCGGATTGTGTTTTGTTGTCTTGTTCTTTAAGTTTTGCTCTTATTTCTGCGAGTGTTGCCATATTAGCCTCCTTATTTTGCCTAATTTAATTGCCTTAAAAAGCATATATTGTAATAATACACACTTATTAATATTTAGTCAAGATTATTTTTGAAATTAATTTATTAGACCCGCAAGTTTTAAAATTCTATCTACTGGTACATCATTATCTGGTAATTCATCGCTTAATCCATCAAGATCTATGTGTACTTCTTTTTCTTCTGATTCAGCCATACCAGGATTATCATCTGGATAGTTTGGTTCGTCTTGATCGCTTTTTAAAATTATCATTGCATTTTCTACTCTGCCTTTTTCCAACTGCTGTATTGCTTGATCAACTTTTTCTCTGAACTCTATTTCTGGTTGTGCATCGCGATCATTTACTGGATCTACACCTGGGTCATATGTACCGTTAAGGATCTCAGTTAATTCATCAGCAAGTTTAGTAGGGTTTATAAATTCTCTTGAACCATCTTTGTCCATGTTTTCAATTTGACCCACAAAGTCATCAACTTCATCTTTCAATCTTTTGAATGTATTTGCATCTTCTGTTGGTGTTTCCATGTTTTCTGCACTTGGGTTTTCAAATTTGGAAACTTTATCATCTGCCCAAGATTCAAATTCAGACTGTGCTAATTTATCTT